TACAGGTGGTGCCGCAGCTGCTGCACTAGCTATTTATGCAGGTGCAAAAATCTATAAGAGATTCTTCAGCCAAGCTGCTAAAGCATGTGCTGGACAATCAGGTGCTGCAAAGTCAGCTTGTATGGCTAAACATAAGAAACAAGCAATTATGAAACAAGCAGCTGCTATTCAATCAGCTTCTAGTACATGTGCTAAATCTAAGAATCCTGCTAAATGTAAAGCAGCTGTTGGTAAGAAAGTTGCTTCTCTTAGACTTAAAGCTTCAAAAATGGCTGCTTAATATAGAAACAGTTATCGGGTGTGGGGAGTTCCTTCGGGTTCTCTTCACCCCCATATTAAAGGATAATACATTTTATTATTGATAGTAATAAATATGAAAAGTGATAGACTCGAATAAGAAAGGAGGAGTTTCTAATGTTTAAAGGGTTCGATGTGAAGTTTCCCGAGTATGAAGTTATTACACCACAAACAAAACTTTCATTTACTGTTAGGTCATTAAATGTGAAGGAAGAAGAAAGATTAAAAGGGAGTTTAATGACTCCAACTAAAATTCACGAGCATCTTAATAAATGCATCTTCGATTCCATCGTAGAAAAACCTGAACAGATAACTGATTATGACACTTTCTTGAAAAGTGTAACATTGAAGGATAGAGACGCTTTGTTATATGGACTGTATCATATTTCTTATGAAGAAATAAGAAATTACGATGTTACATGTGGAACGTGTTCAAAAGAATACCCAGTTACTGTCCAAGCCTCATCCACATTCAATTACACACCATATCCAGGTGAAAAAATAATAGAGAAAAGAATACCGATTGACCTTCCTGCAACTAAAGGGGTTTCGTGTACAATTAAACAACCTACTTTGTTTGATGAGATGATGGCAATTAAAACACAGGGTGCTAGTCCAGAAGCTAACATGGATGTTATAACTGAAACATTAATTATTGACAAGTTTCAACATAATCCCGAAGAAGGCGACACAGTTATTTATTCAGAGAAGGGCGATGTTATTGATGCATATTTGTCTCTGCCTGCCAGAGATAAGAGAGAGATACATAAACACTACAGGGACGAATTAGGACAATATGGAGTTAATCTTCGCATGAGAAGCAATTGTATTCATTGTGGTGCTGAAGAAGATATTGATCTTGATCTCGTAACCAACTTTTTTCGTATGGTCTTCACATTCTGATAGTATCAATAAGTACCGAGATATGCTTGAGTCTAACATTTTTGCTTGTATGGAAATGAGTAGACAAGGCTATCAAAATGTGATAGATATGCCAATTAAAAGATTTTATAATTATCTCAAATGGAAAACAAGTTTAGAAGAAGATAAAAAGAAGATGGTGGATGAGGAGATATCTAAGAGGAACTAAATATGGCTAATTTACTTGATCGTTTTAATAAAGAAGTTATCGGATCTGAGTCATTAGTTCATGATTATCTTCCTTTAATATCTTCAATTGGAGATTTTAAAAGGATCAATGGGTTGAACGTTATTTTAAACTCATGGAATAATATATTATTAACACCGAGAGGAACTTATTTACATGATCCTGAATTTGGTAGTGATTTATATAAATATGTTTTTGAACCTTCTGACGATACAACCGTTGAAGGTGTTAAAAGAGAAATAGTAGATCGTATTCAAATGTATGATGATAGAGCAATTATTGAAGATGTTGAAGTCACCATTCAAAACAATGGGAAAAGATTTGATGTAATAATCTATGCAAAATACCAGGGAGAGACCGGTACATTAGATGTTAAATTTGATGAGACAACATTTGCCGATTTCTTAACAAGGACTGCTGACTAATGTCAACACAAAAATTTACTAGAATTTATGATTATATACATGAGTATCAACAACTCATATACGATTTTTATAGTAAAGATGTAGTTGCGTTTCTAACAACTTATTATCATATTGATTCCGAAGAAACCATCTGGGAAGATGAACATGTATTTGGTGGTGCATATGATAGAGTTGGTGAGTTTTCTGGAATTAGATGGAACCAAATATTATTATTACCAGTTTATTATATCGAGGATGTTTCAACTGTTTTTGATGGTCAAGATATTGGTTATATTAAAGAAAATGAAACACGTTTTGTCATTCCAAGTACTTATAACTTTACTCCTTTACCAAATGATAAAATAAAATTAGAATCAGCTTATTTAAGACCTGTCAATGATACTTACCCAGTTTATAATGTTTCAGGTGTTGAAAAATCTGTTAATGCGGATCGATTGTTTTGGAAATTAAAAGTTGAAGTTGAACAAAGCATAACAGAGGTTGATTTAAATAAACAGGTATTGGATACATATGTTTTTTACGAATACGACAAAAAAATTCATGAGATTGAAGACGCTGAATATTTGACCAAACTTTTAAGTAAGAATGAAACACTAAGAGATAGATGTAAAAAAGAACTGTTTGATTCAAATAGCGGTTTCTATTTAGTATAAAGGATAATTATTATGGCTGATACACCAGTTTCACAAAAGGTTTTTATTTCTAGAGAGCAAAATAGAAATATGATCATTGAGGAATTAAAAAAATATTTAGAATTGGAAAATGTGGATCTTGTAAAATCATCATTTTTATCTTTTGTAGTTGAAGCATTAGCGACTCTTACAAGTAATTTAATGTTCTATCAGACTTCAGTATATCGTGAATTTTTCTTAACTAAAGCACAACTTCCAGATACAATTTATAACCTTGCTGCATTTATTGGTTATGAAGGTCGATTAGCAACCTATGCAAATGTTAACGTTCTTTTTGAAATGCCTTTCGGTTTTGACGATACAATTACTGAGTTTACTATACCAGAAGGTTTTAAGGTGTTTGCAAATGATGAAGTAACATTTTCAACTTATTATTCTACAACGATAACTGTAACTAACAATAGTTCTGTTGAAATAGTTGCCCAAGAGGGTACCAAAGTTCTTAACATTCCTGTTGTAGTTGGTGCTGAATCTTTTTCTTTTGCTTTAAATGTTAGACAGTTAACTACTGAAGCACAAGAGTTTCAAATCCCAGCTGATTTACAAATATATCAATTTTATAATGTAGACGTTTCATTTGTTGGGAAACTTGCTGACATTGAAGTTAAAGTAAAAGAACCAGCCCAAACAGGTTGGGATACATATACCAAATATGAAAGTTTGTATTTAATGGATGAAAATACAAAAGGTTATGTTTTAAGAAGAACTGATACCGGAATAAATTTATCATTTGGTAATGGAATAATTGGTTATCAACCTCCCGCTGGAAGTACAATAGAAGTTTCATTAATATTAACAGAAGGAGAAGATGGTAATGTTATTGCAGGTTCAATAAAAACAGGTGAACGAATTTATAATGAAACAGATGCTGGAATTAATGAATTAGTAAGCTATACAGTTGTCAATACAATTGGAGCTACAGGTGGAACTGATGAAGAAGGTGTTGAAGATGTAAGAAGTAATTCAATTATCAATCTTACTGCTCTTGAAAGAACAGTCACCGAACAAGATTATATAAATTCAAATATTATCATTGATGATTCTCCAATTGGTCCAAATTCATTACCTGTTCTTAAACGATCTGATGTAAAGGTAAATGAAATATCTTTATTTATTACTTTATTATATTTAAATAATATTGTTCCAACTAGAAATGCATTTGAATCTTTTGATAGTTTAACTGTTGCGAGAAAAACAGTTATTGATATAAATGGTACAGATTTTTATACATTATTTGATATGTTAATTGAGCCTCTAAATACTGTTGCTGATTATAGTTATGTATTGTTTGAACTTGAACAAATTCCAACATTGATTACTAGTTATAGTTCTGATTATAGTTTGTATGCAGATAATTTAGTTGTATCAACATCTGGAACAACACAAGCAAATTTTGCGCTTAAATATAATACTACAGCTCTTGACCCAGAAAATGTAACAGCGGAAATGAAAATTTTGGAGACCGGAGCAACATTTTCTATGGTTAATGATTCAACTGCAAATGAATTTACTTTACTTATACCTGATTATACAGCAATTGAAGAAGGAGAGTTAACATATTACTTTACACTTAATCACTCAACTTATGGTGATATTGGCAAGTATCAAAATACATTTATTCTTAGACAAGCATTAGGAAATTATACTAGATCAAATGTAGTGGCGGTTGATAGTACGACATATACGGTTTATGATATTCCTGTGATTGAAAAAGAATATTATGATAGTCTGGCAAATCCAAGAGAATTTGAGACAAA